TCTGCCCCCGACGATCGCGGCGAGGTGAATAACGACGTCGTATCTGGTGTCGTCCTTCTTGAAGAAATCCCTGCAATCGATGCCGTTTGCGATGTCGATGCCGGTGATCTCATGGCCTTTGTCGTCTAGTGCTCTGTGGAAGGCGCGGCCAACGAAGCCGGCGTCTCCTGTGATTAGTATTTTCATACGAGCCATTCTGCCAGGTATTTGTCGCTTCCTGATTCGGCCTTTGCCATTGTCTGGTCAATACTGAAAACGAAGCGATCGTCTGCTTCAAGGGCTGCCCCGATGTGGTGCAAGGTTGCTTTCTTTCCGATTGGGAATGGGCGGCGCTTGCTCTGGCCTTCTGTGGGGGTTTCGTAGCTCTCATCGTGGATCAGGGTGCTGTCCTTGATCAAGGGCCAAATGTGGGCGGCCAGCCAGTCCTGATCGGCGGTGTAATAATCGCCGGGTTCGTAATAATCCAAATGAGCCGGGGTTGCCCTGGTACGAGCTGCAAACATTCCGGCGCTGATCTTGTAATTGTGGCCTGTGGGGTGGTCTTTCATAATGTGGAAATCGAGGCCGCTTGCCAGAAACTCTTCGTGTGCGATCCGTTCTCGATGCGTCAGCCGGGCGTCTGCGTCGCGGCTTAGAACGACGTCGAATTCCTGATCGGTCAAAGCCTGAAATCGCCAGAGTTTGGCTGTGTGGTCTTCTGGCCCTGGCTGGTCTACGAGCTGCACGTGGGGGAAGAGCTGAAGGGTTTGCTTGATTGATTCCGGAACGCTGGCCCCGGTGTAAAAGCGCAGGGTGAATCCTTTGAAGTGCCTGGTTGCCAGAATTGCGTTCTTGATCGCGCCGATCGTGTATCGCTCTTCGCTGCCATATAAAGAGTAAGCGATGAGCTGCTTCATGGTCTTAGTTTGCGCTTTAGCAATTCGTAGGCTTCGCTCTGAATGTAGTTCTGGTAAGCGAGCGCGTCGAATGCGTATATTTCGGTTGCGTTGACTTCCTTGTATCCCTCATCCCATTCGGCTTTACCGGCGATTGGGTGCATATGCTCAACGATAACGTGATCGAGGTAGGTGATCGCTTCTAAATCCTGACCTAGTTTCTTCCAGAAGTTATCAAGGTATAAATGCTTCAATTTTGGCGGAACCATTCCATCTAGCGCCTTTACGATGTCGCTGGTCATTACGATCATGGTTGGAAGTCGTTCCCCTTGTAGCAAGTCGTTGCCGTAGGCCATTGACGGACGCCGTTGCATTGCCTGGATAAGAAGTGCATCCCATCCGGCTGTGCGTGGGCGGTGGTCATCGCCTAAGAAGGCGAAGTATTTATATTCGCCCTTCTTTGCGATCGCACTGGCTGCCTTGTTTATTGGGTAAGCCATGCCCCGGGTTTCGTTCTCGATCGTCATGCACTTGTCTGCGCCTACTTCGTATTCGTAGGCATCGTGCTCTGGATCGTTTGCGTCGATAACGAAGAGAATGTCTGAATGTGTGGAAAGTCGATCGTGCTCTGCCAATAGTTCGACTGCGTTGCGTGGGCGTCCTCTGGTTGGTACGAGGATAATCATTTCGTTCATTTGTCTGTCGCAATCTCGCCGGCGATGCTGGCGTATGCCGCTAAATCTACGAATGAGTCCAGGGTTTCTGTTTCCATCAATCGGGCGATCTTAACTAGCGCCATGCATATCGCCACTTGCTGTGGGGTTATTTCGTGCTCCAGATATGTCGTCCATAAGTCTGCGATTCGGCAGTGGTTGGTTCTTGGATCGCCGTATGTTTGCTGGCGGTCTTTGGCTGTGAGTCGAGCTGCTTCTTGAAGAATATCCCCCCGATTCATCAACTACTTCTTTCCGCGTCCGAATTCGGTTGCTTTAGGATCGATCGCCTTCAAGATTGGCCCGGCGACTGCTGCGATTCCTGCTGCAAGGTATTCCTTCAGTGGGCGGTTTGGATCTGCAAGATAAAGAGCTGCGATTGCCGCTGCTCCTGCTCGCAGGTAGGTCATGATGATGGCTTCAAGTTTGTTCTTATCCATTTGTGATCTCCTTAAATTTAGGGCGTCCAAATCCTACGATAAATACTGGCAGAGATGGTTGAACCTTGCCGCGATTCTTCTTCTTGTATGCGCGTATCTTCTTGCAGACTTCGCCGCCATTGCGCTGGTCGCCCTTCTTGTCCGGGCTGGTGTTGCCTTCAATTGTGGTCACTGTGCCGTTGCCGTTATTGCTGATTACGATTCCAACGTGTGAAATGCGATCGAGCGCGTCTCCGGGGAAATCAAAGAAGACGATATCTCCTGGCTGTGGATCCGCTTGTTGCGCAAGTGTCCATGCGTTCTTGTCCATGAATGCTGTTGCTCCTGCTGGCGTGTATGTGCAGTTTGGAATCTTGATGCCGGCTTGCTTTGCGCACCAGTTCACGAATGCTCCGCACCATGCTTGTTTTGGCTTCTGATATTTCGTTTCGTTATCTTGAGGCCCTTCAATGTAGCCGAGTTCTGCTTTGGCTACTTCTAGAAACTTCTCCAGTTGGTTCATTTCTTGCCCCCTCTTGGTTTGCTGTTTTCTAACAGTAGGGTATAAATCTCGTCCACTCTGGTTTCAACTCTGGAAATTCTATCGCTTACCGAGCTGCCGCCATTGGGCTTCAATTCTGCCAGATAATGCTTGACGAGCCATCTGGTCATCGCGATAAAGGCTCCGCCAATCGTAATTAATGAAACGGTCAGAGCTGCGTAATCCTGCGCGGTCATTGGTTGACTTCCAGAATGTAAACGAGGGCGGTTCCGGTATTGGTTACGGCCCATACTTCTGTCGTCGCTGGCAGGTGCATTATGTCGTGGCTGTTGTTGTCGATCTTGGCTCCGTTTGAAGTGCTGACGGTGTTATCTCCGCCGATCCAAATATTGCCAGATTCGTTATGAATGTGGACTTCCCTGAAAATGTTGCCGGTTGCGACGATCTTCGTCGGGCTAGTCGTTACTGTCACTTGCGATGTGCGCACGTTTCTCTCCTGGTTTCTTCTGAATCCCCGATGCTTCTACTTCGTCGACGGCGTCGTCAATCGTCCGGGTTGGTTCCCGGGTGCAATCGCCTTCTAGGTATGCCATTTTGCAGCCTTACTCAGATGCGGCTTCACCAGGAACCATTGGTGTGGATTGTTCCGCTTCTGGATTTAGCCAAGCCTGATACTCAGAGTTATCCTCTGTGCAAGTGACACGGCATAAGCCGTCGTCATCTATTCGAGCATAAATCTTTACGCCTTCATTTGTTTCGTGTAAGAATTCATATTTCATAGTTCAGCACTCCATCCTAAATACGCACTTGCGCCATTTGACCCTACGTTTACACCATTACCAGCGGTCAAAACCGCGCCAGTAGTAAAAGTTACATTTGAGGCGTAAGGGCTTCCGTTTGTAAATGTAGGCACACTTGAACACGCACTTGCGCTATTAAGATACGCAATCAAATAATCCGCAGCAGTTCCAGATTGCTCCAACGCAGTAGGCGCAATTCGCATAGTGACGGGAAACGGAATTACCGCGTCCACGGCTGTGGTTGTTTTTGCATATCCTGTTGCATAACGTCCAGTGCTTGATGTTCTAAAGTAATACCTCTGGCAAGCGGCAAGTTCTCCTTGGAGTGTTCCTGTTGCTGTTTGGAATGGAGTAGCGACTGAACCTGCTTCTACCTGAACACCCCAAAACTCAAAAGTATTTGATTGAATACCCAGTGAACCTGTTCGAGCGTTAAAATCTGAACCAGCAGAAACTACCAATTCAACGCCTAGATCGCCGTCTTCAGTTGTTCCGAGTGTCTTTCCTGCTATTGATGGGATTGTTACAGTTAAAGAATATCTTGCCCAAGATGTCGATAGTGTTGCTTGGCCAGCATAAGTCAGAACGTTTGCAGATGGTGTACCGCCAGATCCAAAAAATTGATTGAATTCGACGGCGACTTTAGGAGTTCCGCTTGCTGCCTTTGCCCAGAAGGAAATGGTTGCGGTTTGTCCCGCGAGTGTTCTAACGCTTTCAATTTTTTGGCGAATATCCGAAAAAGTAGCAGTAGAAGTTTGTCCTGTTGTTACTATTCTTAGATAGTTTTTACCCTCGTATCCCGAAACTGGTGCCGTTCCTGGGGTAAAAGTTTCCGCTGTAAAAGTTACTCCACCCTGTGATGCGGTTGTACGCCATCGATCAAAAGTATAAGTGGCTGTTGAAGTGCTGCTAGTAAATGATCTTTGATTGATGTAAAAATCACCGTTTAAAATTTTGTTCTTATTAGCACCAAATAAAGCCGTATAGCGCAAGCCTGTTGAAGTGGAACTATCTGCTACGAGCGTTTCTCCGTTGGATCCGGCTGCGAGATTATCGAAAGTCGCTGATCCTGTTCCAACGATCAGATCGCCCTTTGCTGTGATCTCTGTTGCCATTGCGTTTGTCACCGTTGGTACTGGCCCTGTTGCGCTTGAAATGCTGATGCCTGTGCCGGCTGTGAGTCCTGTGATATCTCCGGTTGCTCCTACCCACGCGGCTCCGTCATAAACTTCCAGGGTGTTTGTGTCCTGCAAATATGAAACCATGCCCTCTGCCAATACGCCGCTTAGTGCGCTTGTTCGAGCTGCTGAAGATGCGAAAACCATAACGGTCTGCTGCATCAGGTAAGTGTTTACTTGCGCTGCCGTCAGCACATCTCCTGTTGCGAATAACTTGTAGCCTGCTCCTGCCATGATTTCTCCTTGTTAGTAACTAAGAACGCCTGCGACGTCCAGAATTCCCTGTGAAACGCTATCCAGAATAAATGCCTGAATAATCGGCTCACTGGTCAATATCTTAGTGGTGAATGTTGTCCTTGTTATGTCGTGTTGCAGTCCTTGCACGAATAATTCGCTGGTGATCGATGTTGATCCTGGCATGCTCTTTGTGATGGTGACAAGGTCAAATATTTCTAGATCAATGCCGGCAATGTTGCGAGCGACTTGTCCATCGTCGACAAGGTTGAGGGTCATTGAGTCAATGCGAAGGGCTGCATTCTTGCGTGATTCCAAGATCATCGTCGCCTGGTTCAGCGCTTCTGTATCCGTCTGCACCAGAATGCCGGTTCTGGCTCCTGAATGGATGAAGTAGTCATCTATTGATGTCTGATCGCTTACGGTTTGGTTTGTTCCGTTTAGTCTTTGAACCGAGACGTTATTGACGATCAAGGTGTCATCAAAGGCCAGATCAATCTGTGCGTATCCGATTCCTGTGCCGTCGTCGCTGAAAACGACAGGCGTTGAGTCTGCGTACTGGCTGACTGTGGTTCTGGAGTAAAAGGTTGCATTTCCTTCTGCGTCCAGAAAGAAGCCACCGAATTCGCTATTTTCTACCGTTTGAATTGCTTCTAGGACGGTTCTATCTGCCGTTCCCGGATCCGCTTGCATGGTGCTGTCGCCTGCGTTGATGTCTCTTTGGAATAGTGGCCAATCAACAACGTCTAGAAGTTTATTGATGCGCGTTCCGCTTAGTTGCCCTGCTCCAGAATCTGGCACTGTGGTAATCGCTGCGTTATTGAGAAGACGGAAGCCGTCGACGCAATTGAGGATCACTCTGGAAACTTCATCGGCTCCAAGTGCGAAGGTGGTGTCGTAGCTGGTGATAAATCCTGAGAATAAGTAATAACGAACGCCTTCATAGTCTGCAAAGATTCGAATCTTGCGCAGAGGTATCAGCTTGCCGTAGTAGGGGCCTGCTGTATTGGCTGGGTTCCAGTCGCCGGTGTCATCCTTGATCTCAACGACGGCCGTTCCTGCTTCAAATTTGTTCAGAATGCGGTTGCGTCCTCTTCGAACGGATGAGCGCAAGATGATGCTTGAAATGTCGACCGAGTCATCTGCGTCTGCAAGCTGGCCTGTTCCGAGCAGGCCTTTGACGGCGTCATCCAATGTAAAGGCTGCCGAGATAAATGCCGGGCCGTTCGTGAAGTCAATCGTCGCGCCGAGCTGTGGAATGCCTGCCATCAGAGTTGGATCGCTGTCTTTGTGATCGCCTGGCCGTTATTTTGACCCTGAAGGATTGCATTGCGGATCGTGTTTACAAGGTCACCTTCGCTTGTCACGCTGCCGTTGATCACGATGTTGACGGTTGCGCCGCCCATCGATCCCATCCGATCAAGTGGAATTACTGCCTCTGGCCCTGCTTCGCCAATGAGCGCTGCTGTGGGGCTGTTAACGATGCCGCCGGTGGCCATTGCGATCATGGCTCCGAATCCGCCGCCGCCGCCGCCGCCTGTCGGTGTTGATGTCGGCGCTGGCGTCGTTGCCTTCTTTGGAAGAACTGGCCCGATAAAGCCTGGATCTCCTGGCTTCTTGGTTCCTGGTGTTGAAGGTATCACTGGCTTGAATCCGGGCGGCAGCGGCGTTCCTGCTACTGGCGCTTTAACTTCGGGCGCTGCAATCTTTGCGCCAGAAGCTGCAACGTAATCGTTGAGAGCTTTGAGGGCATCTCTCCATGATTGTGCTGCCTGGTTGCCGGGTGTAGGCCAAAGATCGGAAGGCGTGACGCCGTCTGATATTTTCTTTGCGTAATCGGCAACTTCTTTGTTTGTTAGCCCCCACTTGGTTGCAAGTTTATTGATCTCTTCATCTGAAAGTTTGCCATCGTTTAGTGCGGCGAAGAAGTCTAGATAAACTTGCGCCTGGCTCTTTGTAACGCCCCATTGAGCTGCAAGGGTATCAACTTCTTTTGTTGAAATCTTTCCGTCGTTGACTGCAAAGATTGCAGTGGTGTATGCAATGACGGCGTCCTTGCTGATTCCCCACTTCTGGGAGAGGATGATTACTTCTTCTGGTGAAATCTTGGAGTCTGCAACAACGCCGAGCAGATCTGTGTATCGCTTGATCGCATCGTTTGCCTTGAGTTGCGCTTCAAGGTTTGCCAGGATTGCTGTGACGCGTGCTGCTTCCTGGATGTTTGATTGCTTTATGAGGTTTAGTCGTGCTGCTTCAAGTTGGATAGGATCTGTTTCGTTTGTTGGTTTGATTTTGAACTTTGCCAACGCTGCAAGCGCCTTCTGGGTCTGAATAAGTTTGAGGTCTGCTGCTGTGAGCGCCTTTGTGTTCTTTCCTGCTGTGCCAAGATTAACGTTGAGGCCTTTGAGACTTTTGAGGAAGTCATCGGTCGTTCCGTTTAATCCATCGAATGAGAATTCTAAATCTTCGCCGGTGGTTTCTAGTTTTGACATCTGACTATTAGCAGTCTTGGTTGCAATATAAAGGCCGCCAAGTGTCAGAGTGAATGCGGCAAGGCCAGCGGCTGCGGCTGCTAATGAAAGACCGCCCGTTGCGACTGCCTGCGCTGCTGCTGCTGCAAGTGCTGCAGCTCGGATTGCCTGGTAAGCCTTGACCAGTCCTTGTATCGCTGTAACGAATGCGATCACTTTGCCGGCTACAAATGTTGCGGCAAATATCGCGCCAAGTGTTACGAATACTTCTTTGTGCTTTGCTACGAATGCGAAGACTTTGAAGATAGCAAATCCAAAGCCGACAATGGCTTTGATTGCTTGTGTCATAACTGCAACGAGTTTATTTCCATTTTCGTTCAGAAATGTTTGTATTGCCGGGATGACTTTAGTGATCATCACTGTGAATAATTCTTCAAGCACAGGCAGAAGTGCTGTTCCGAGCGTTTCTTTGGCTTCGTCAAATGCGATCGCCAAGCGTTTCATTCTAAATTCAAAGGTGTTTGCTCTTGCTGCCGCAGCGCCAGCGAATGTCTTTGCGGTCAGCGCAAGTACGGCGTTGAGGTCTTTGGATTTGACCATTGCGTCTGTAATTGGCACGCCGAGATTTCTGAGCGCTTTGTAGTTTCCTTGTAGTGCCTTTGTTACTGCATTTGTTGCTGAACCTAAATCGACGGATCCGCCTGCTGAAACATCAAGGGCGAGTCCAAGAAGTTTTTGACCATCGGCAAGTGATGAGGTCACGCTTGATAGTTTTGCTAAGGCTGGTCGCAAGTCGTCGTCAACGACTCCAAATGTGCGCTGAATTTGATCTATAAATAATTCGGTCGCGGCGATCGCTGCGTCTGTCGCTCCTGTGGTGTTCTTTAGTGAATTGGCAAGCAGAGCCTGGGATTTTTCATCTGCGATCGCAGCCTTGACAGAATCAATTCCGATCTTGACGGCGAATGCTGCGCTGGCTGCTGCCGCTAGTCCGAACGCCTTGCCTACCTTGCCTGCGAATTTATCGAAAGATTTTCCGAGCTTGTTGATATCTCTGGCTGCTGCCTTGCTGCCCTTGTCTGAATACTGAGTGATAATCCGGGCGGTTACTGCGCCTATTGCCATGCTCGGTTATCCCTTCTCTTTGTTAAAGTTTGCCTGTAAGGTCTTCTGTGCGTCGTTCATCGCTGCTCTGATATTGGCATAAATCCGGGGGCGATCGCGATCAATGACGGCCCATATTCCGCGACTGGCTTTCTTGAAGCGGTCTTCCATGACGTTGATCAGCTGACGCCCGGTTCCTTGCCCTGGTGTCCTGCGTCCTGCGACTTCAAAGATAACGCCCGAGGCGGTCTTGTTGAAGAGTGCGCCTGCGCTGGTAGTGTAATCGGCTCTCACGCGGCCTTCTGAGCGAGTTTTAATGATGCCCTGACGAATTGCTTGCGGATCCCACGCCGGCCAGCCCTGACCACCTCTGGTGGTCTTTCGTGGGTTCTTTGCGGCCGTCGTTCTCCATCCACTCATCGGTGGTTTGGTTGGGATCTGGTCTTTGGCGTTATTTTCGGCCAGGCGCAGCTCGTCGTTGATTACTTTATTAAGCCGACGAGCTGCGTCCTTGTCGAATTTCTTCAAGGCGGCGGTGGTTTCTTTGATGCCGCTAATTACAACGACTTCATTAGCCATGTTTGTTTGCCGCCTTTGCCTTCTCCTTGAGATAAATCACAATTGCTTCAAGGATGCCGTCTGGTGCATCCATTAATGAAATCGGATCTATTCCTGTCTCCACAGAAACTGCTGCGATTGAATATGTCAGGCTGTCTCTGTGGATTCTGAATTTGGGTCTGTATCTAGTTGAACTCCTTCGAGCGTATCTAAGAACTCCGGGCCGAATGGTTTCACAACGACTCCGTTTGCTCTTAATGCAAGCCACCCGAGATAATAAATATGTTCGAGTTTCTGCTCTTCGCCGATAAGTTTGGCTAGGCCTTTGCCATACTTCTGTTCGAAGTCGACGATGATGCGTGGTCGCAATGAGAACGTTTTTTCCACGCCATCAGTCGTCTTGACTTTGATATTTAATCCATCCATCTTTTCCCCCTACTTTCTTTAGGTTGTTGTCTTCGTAATTGCGCCGGAGATCGGCCAAGTTACAGATGCTGTTGCTAATTCACCGACGGATCCATTTAGCGGAGTCCATTCTGAAACAAGAGCAGAAAACGCGTATTGCGGATTCACTGCTGTTGTCGTTCCGGCGACTGGCTTTGCTACTACGCTGACTGCTGTTCCAAGCAACGGATAGATTGTTTGCTCGACTGCTGATGTTGCGTAGTCCTGGTGAAATTCGAACGTGACGGAATTGTCTGCAAGACCGGCCACACGTGTTTTCGCTGTGTTTCCGAATGCAGTGGTTTCCACGATATCGAATGTTGAATTTAGAGTGATGCTCGAGATATATGTCGAGAGATCAGTGCTTCCAAATACAACGGATGCGTTTGTTAGTACAAGTCTTGGCATTATGCGACCGCCTTCGTGATTGC